CAGCGTAAGTCATGCGCCCTGCCGGGGACATGGTCATCTGATAGTCCTCGAACTCCGTGAGGCGCTCCTTGAGGATGAAGGCGGAGCGCTCCTCGATGTCCTTGGCCAGCAGCCGAACCATGTTGCTCTTGTGCGTGGTGAAGTTGATGCCGACGACGTCGTAGCCGTCGTTGGACAAGTCTTCGTAGATCGGGTCGCCGACGCCGGTGGAGTCGACCATGATCAGCACGTCCTCGGCCCCCTCGCGGCGCAGGGTACGCACGGCGCGCCGGATGCGGCGCTTCTGCTCGGGCCAGGTGATGGCCTGCATGCGCTCGAAGTAGCAGTTGCGGCGGTTGTGGGAGTTGGCCCCGTAGAGCACCGTGTAGTCGCTCGTGCGCGCGAGATCCACGCCGAGAACCACGAATCCCGAGGGTCGCTGCTCCTTGATCGTGAAGTCGCGCAGGATGGTGGCCTCCTGGATCGACTGATCGGGGATGACGAAGACCGTCGAACCGGCGGCCAGCCACTTCGCGTAGATCTCCTGATCGGCCTCCATGCGGCTCATGTCGGCCGCCATACGGTCGGCCTCGCCCGGCGGCAGGTGCGGGTTGTCCTGCGTGGTGAACGTCCAGGAGTCCCAGTCCTTGTTCTCGGGGTCCTGGCCCTTCTGCCACTGCTGATAGAACCAGTTGCGCCCGCGCGGCGTCGAGATGAGCAGGGCGCCACCGAGCTTGTCGATGAGCGTCGGCGACAGCGTCTGATTCCACACGTGCGGACGCAGGCGGGCGGCCTCGTCGAGCACCATGTAGTCGACCTTGGCGCCGAGCATGGACTCCTCGCGCTCGGCCGAGTAGAACTCCATCCTCGTGCCGTTCTTGAACTGCAGGATCACGGCACGGCCGGCGTCGAAGTTCGAGGACGGCGGCGCGGGCTTGGCCAGCACCCCATCGGGGAGCTGCTTGATGACCTCCTCGTAGCCACGCTTGACGATGCGGTACTGCGGGGCGACCCACCACAGCAACTGGTCGTGCTTGCGAGACTTCGAGACGAGGATCTTGGCGGCGACGACGGTCTTGCCCCATCGACGACCGCAGTTCATCACCTTGAAGCGGGCCGGAGAGTCGATGACCTCCTGCTGACCCGCGTGCGGCCGGATGTTGACCTTCTCGGCAGCGTCCAGGAGCCTTACGAGGGCTGCTGGGTCACGCTCTGCCAGCGCCTGAAGGCGCTCGAATGCAGATCCCTTGCTCACGGCGTGATGATGGCAGGGTCCGGCCGCTTGATGCGGCCGACCTGCTCAGGCAACGCCTTGTCGGTGTCGTCGTCGACCACGTAGCGGACCATGTTGCCCGCCAGCAGCTCCAGGTCGAGGACGACAACCGTCTTGGGCACGAAGATCGTCGAAGGCACGGCCTCCACAGCCGACTCCTCGTCCGAGGTGTCGCCTTCCCAGACGATGGCCCGCTTGAGGACTTCGGGGTCCAGCACCAAGTAGTGGGGCATGCCTACTCCGAGGACGGCTCGGAGGCAGCCTGCGGAACAGAGCCAGAGAGCAGCTGTCGCAGCGCCTCAGCGGCCTCGGGGTTGTCCTCCAGCAGCGCGGCCGCCTCGTTGATCGTGCCCTCGTCGACCTCGTTGGTCTCGTCGCGCAGCGCGCCGCCCAGGAACTCGGAGCGGATCGCCAGCAGCTCCTTGACCGTCAGCTCGCCGGGGTTCTGCAGCCGGGAGGCGATCTCGGAGTCGGTCTTGCGGGTGATCTCGTAGACGCGGTCCTTGATCAGGCGCTTGATGTGCACCTGAACGCGAGGGTCGCGCTTCCAGCGGGTCACGGCTTCCTTGCGGACGCCCATGACCTCGGCGACCTGCTCGCGGGTCGAACCGTTGACCAGCATCTCGGCGACCTGATAGGCCGCCTCGGGGTCCGCCATCTTGTTCGGGCGGCCCTTCGTGTAGTGGTTGGGAATCGTGCTGGCCATGCCTACACGATAGCGGGTTCGGCGTCGCCGGTCAGATACGGCGTGACACTACCATCCGGCCACTTGAGCCTACAGCGGTCGATGGCCAGGTGCCCTCCGGCGGCCAGGACGAGACCGTCGGCCAGATCGAGAGCGATGGAGTCCTTGCCCGGCTCGGGATTGAGAACCCGGTAGACGGTACGCGTAGACACTCGGGCACGTGCCGCGATGCTCGCAACACTGCCGCCTGAATCGCCATCACCCTCTCGGATGACGCGACGTAGGACGCGCTGTACGTCCTCCGTGAGAACACGAGGCTCAGGACCCTCGTGACGTTCCTGGACGAAGTCGAGCGGCGATGCCATCGGAGGCTCCTTGGGTAGTCGTAGTAGGTGCCTCACCCCCTCCGTGGCGTAGTGACCGCACCAGCTCATCGGTGCAGCCGCAAGTACAGAGCAGCCTGAGCCCAGGCCACTCACGGCGGCGATTGCAGCCGTCGTCGTGCTTGCTCATCGACGACCCACCAACTGCATCGGCCCGAACTTCTCCAGGGCTTCAACGGCCGCGACCAACTCGTACGAGTTGTAGTAAGACGTGGCAGGACCCTCGTGGGTCGGGAAGATCAGCCACGGCAGAGGCGTCCGGCTTAGACCGTGGTTCTCGCCGCCACCGGCCTGCCAGCCTGCGATGGCGCCTTCGTTCTTGAGGGCGTCGAGGCGCTCGATCAAGCTCTTGGTCATCAGTTCTCCTGCTTCGGTACGAGAACGGACATACCCAGCATTTCGGTCTGCGTGAAGAAAGTGAAGTGCTGGATCGCGTCGTTGGCGTGGCGATTCTCGCGCAGCGGTCGGTAATACAGCTGCTCGGCGCCTGCCTTCTGGGCGGCGTCCTTGATGGCCGCAGGCTGAAAGACGATGTCGATGTTGTACTGGCGGGAGAGACCCGTGAGGCCTCCGATCACGCGCGCGGTACGGCACTTGTCCCAGCGCATGTTCTTCAGCTCCCACGGGTACAGCGCCCAGTCCTCGCAGACGATGCGTCCGATGGGGCCAGTGTTCTGGCTGGGGTCTACGCCCTGACGGAGGTCGGGGATTTCCCCCTCCGCGAGCATGGTGCCGCCGCTGGGATCGGCCAGGGCGGCGCAGACCTCATCGTACATCGTCCACATCTTCTCCGTGCCGCCGGCAAGAAGGGTCAGCCCCTTGCCGATGGCCCAGCCGAAGTCCTCGCCAGGGTCGCAGTACAGGGTGCGGAACGGCTCAGTTGGAGATGCCGCCATACTCCCCAGCCTCCCCCGAGTTCTCGGCGATCCAGATACCCAGCGCCATGGCGACGTCCGGGTCGGGCTCCTCATCGACGATGTGCATCTCGACGTGCTCCTCGACCTCCTCGGGCTGCAGCAGGTACTGCAGGGCCGCACCGATGGCGATGCCAACGATGGTGAGCCCGAGACCTGCTGCGGCCAGAGGAAGCGACACGGGGGTCACTGCTCGACGACCTCGGGAAGGATCTGGATCGAGTCCTTGACCTCGGCCGGGACGACCGGGGAGACGACATCCTGCATCTCCACCTTGATCTCGCCCTTCTTGTCCGGGTTAGGGACCGCCACCGGCACGCGGGCGATGCCGAGCGGGTGGGACTCGGAGACGACGCGCTTGGCGAGGATGAGGCGCTTGGCCTCCCCGGTGGTGCGCGCGATCTTGCGGTCCTTGAGGTAGTCGATCAGGTCGATGGAGCGATCCAGCGGGGCGCGCTCGATGGCCTTGCGCATGCGCGCGCCCCGCTTGCGGTTGGTGGGTCGGTGGCTCATGTGATCAGATCCTCCAGTAGTTCGGGGGAGACAGGTACGACGCCAGCACCGCTACCTGCCAGCTTCGCGATCTTGGCGACGGCCTCGGCATACTCCTGCGGCTGCCGCTGGGCGCTACCGGGCGGCAGGACGACGATCACGACGTCGCCGTTGTCGCGAGTGACCTTGGCGAGGTAGGTGTTCGAGCAGAACGCCGACACGAAGTGCCCGTTGGGGAGAAGCGTCGCTGCCGTGTCGCTCCAGTCGATGACGACGCTGGGGTCGCTGGCTACGATGCTGCGCTTGGCGGTGCTCACAGCGGCGACGTTCCCTGCGAGCCCCTGTCAGGCTTGACGTCCTCGAACGGCGTGCGGCCGCGCTTGCGACCGGCGGCAGGGGCCTTGCCGGGCGCCTCGCGGGCGAACACCTCTTCGGGGGTCTCGCCGGCCTGGTTGGTGTGCGCCTCGATGACCTTGATGGTGCGCTCGACGGGCACGACGTCCTCGGGGACCGAGACGACGTTGTAGATCTGCTTCAGCTTGCCCATCGGCTCGGCGAGATTACCCGCGAAGTCGGTGAGCGGCCGGATGATGACCTCCTGCGCGTCAACCCCGGACCACTCGCCCGTCTGCCGGATGACAGGTGAAGGTCCGACGACCTCGACCTTGTTCCAGGGAAAGGGCTTCATCACCGGCTTGGATTCGTCGAACGTCTCCTCGCCGGTCTTGGGGTTGCGCTTCTTCTCGAAGCGTGGCTCGCCGGTATACGGATCAGTCGCCTGCTCCGGGTCTCGCGGCTTCTTCAGCTCCAGGATGGTGCCGGACTTGAACATGCTCTAGAAAGCCTCCATGTGGTTCATGTGGATGTTGAGTGTACCAACTATTGGCTGATGACAGGCGAAAGGGCGCGAGCAACTCGCTCGATGACGCCTTCCAGCTCGTGGTCGTACGTCTTTTCAGCCAACTCGCGGGCGGTGACGCCCAGCTCCTGGGTGGCGAGGTCCAGTAGGTTCTCGAAGTCACGGAACAGCAAGTGCAGCAGCTCGTGAACAATGGTCTTGTCGATGTCCTCGACTTCGGCGACCTCGATGAACTCACGGCGGAAGCACATCTGCGCCGAGTCGTATTTGGTCGACGCCTGCACCTGGGCGTCAGAGTTCGGAGCCTCCAGGCCGTCTGTATCGACGATCTGAACGTCGAACTCCCAGTGCGCAAGACCGAGAGGCGTCAGCTGTCGAGCGACCTGCTCGACCCTGCGCTGAAGCTGAGAGCGGGTCATCCCTGATCCCTTTCGACGATGTCGCAGGCAGCGTTGATCTGCTGAGCGAACCTCCGCGCCTCTTCGACGCTCACGTCCTCTGTCACGTTCACTGCCCCAGTGAGATCAGGCAGCCGCACGGAGACCATCAGCGTGACCGTCTTGAAGCGGTCGTAGCTGGGCGTGTGGGTAGCAGCGAAGATCATGCTGCCTCGCTTTCATCGAGAGGGACAACCTCAACGATCTCATGGGTCGGAACCCAGCGGTCGTTGATTTTCGTCGGATCAGACCAGTAGGTGTTGTTCCTGCTGCCGTAGAGGTAAGAGACCTCGACGGCGGTCAGATGCAGCCATCGCGGCAAGTCGGTCGGACCAGGCTTGCTGACGTTGACGATTGTTGCGATGTACCGCATGGTGCTTGAGAGCTGAATACGCGCCCTCATGTCGCCACCAGGGCCTTCTGCTCGTCGACGTAGCGACGCTCGACCTTCGCCCAGTGCGGGTCGAAGTAGTACTCCCGGCCGTCGGCCTCCTTCAGAGGCTTCGCGTCGCTCCAGCGGTGCACGATGTCGGCGTCAGCGCGCAGCGGCACTAGCGGACCGTTGAGGTTCTCCATCCAGAGCGGCCCTCCCGGCGCAGCGGCGGCCGTCATGCGCTTCTCGATCAGGTGCGCGGCCTCGCGCGCATCCTCGATGGGCACATGGGCCACGATCTCGTCGTGCACGAGGGCGACCATGGGGATGCCGTCCGCGTGCAGGTCGATGACGGCCTGCTTGAGCAGCGAGGCTGCCGTCCCCTGGATGAGGTAGTTGGTGGCCTTGTACGCATCACGGGGGTCGACGCGAAAGCGCCGGCCGCTGATCAGCTTATCCTGGATGTGGCCGTCGTCTTCGAGGCGGTAGGTGATGAGATCCTGCAGGCGCTCGACCTCCGGGTAGGCCCGGTTGTAGCGGGCCTTCATCTGCCGGGCCTGATCCATTGACACACGGAAGTAGCGTCGGATGGAGCGCAGGCCGCCGCCGTAGATGATGGTGAAGTTGTAGACCTTGCCCTGCTGGCGAGCCGTCTCGACGCCGCCGCCCGGACGAGCGCGGTCGCGCAGTCCGACCATCTCGGCGGTCAGGGTGTGCAGATCGTCCCCGTTCTGCACGGCGGTCAGCAGGCGGCCGGGACCGCAGTAGGCGGCGAACAGCACCATCTCGATGTTCGAGAGGTCGCACGTGACGAGCACGTGGCCCGGCTCGGCCTCGACGTTGTACCGCAGCCGCAGATCGTCTCGCGGCTGGTTCTGCATGTTGGGGTCCGAGCAGGACATGCGCCCGGTGCGGGCACCGACCTGGCGGTAGTTGGCGTGGATACGGCCGTCCGGCGCGATGAAGGGCTCCTTCCACGCGCGGATGCTCGACTCGTAGGAGCGCCCGATCATCGGACGCACGTAGGTCGAGAGCACCTTCTCTTCGGCGCGGAAGTTCAGGATGGCAGCGGCCAGCTCGTCGTGGACGGCGCGGAGGTTGTCCGCGTCCATCGGCAGCTTGCCGTCCTTCTCGGACATGAACGTCAGGTCGGCGCCGCGCGCCAGCAGAGCCGCGTGGACCATGGCGCTGGAGCGCGGGTTGAACTCGTCGAGCGAGCCGCCGGTCTGGACGCTCACGAACGCGCCGTCCTCGGAGACCTCGACGTGCTTGTTCAGCTTGTCGGCGTAGATCTTCGGGTCGCCCTCGCGGACCAGCTCCATGACCCGGTCGTCGAGGAGTTCGAGGTTCTCGATGACCTCCTTCTCCAGGCGCAGGTAGTTGTCACGCGAGGCGGGGAGACCGCGCTTCTCGATACCGTAGAGCGCGGCCATGGTCTTGCGTTCGAACTCGACGACGTCGCGCAGTGTCTTGTAGGTGGGGTCGTCCGGCGGAGCGACGTCGTTGGCGAACACGAGAGCCTGCGAGTTGCAGACCTTGCGCGTGAGGAACACGTCCTCCAGGCCGTAGCGATGCATCAGCTCGCCGGGGACATCGGAGAAGTTCGGCATCCGGGCAGAGCCATCCTCATCGCGGAACTTCGCAGCCTCCATGACGAGCGTATGATCTTCGTCGGTCGTCGGCTTGCCGCTAGCCAGGAACTTGTCGGCGTCCTTGATCAGCTTGCGCCGACGCTTGGCCTCGTCGTTGAGCCAGCCCTTGACCTGCTTCTGCAGGTCGGCAGCGTCCTCGCCGAACAGCTCCTGAGCGACGGCCTTGAGCGCGATGGAACGCCGCTCGTTGATCGCGAAGGCTTCGAGCATTCCGTCGTGCCAGTCCTCTTCGGGCGGCATCGTGAACCCGGCAGCCTCACCGAACGCGAGATCGAACTTGCTATTCCAGGCGCGCAGGCCCTGACCGCGAGCGCGGTCGAACCACTGCTGGATGCGCTCAGCGTTGCTGCGATCCTCAGGCGACCACAGCAGCGCCTCGGCGTTGCCCTCGTCGTCGAGGAACTGGAACATGAAGGCGTAGTGCTTGCCAGACCACGGCTGCAGGCCGGTGGTCTCGACGTCGTAGTCGATCATGCAGAGTCCTCCTCGTGGAAACGCACGCGCATGCCGATGAGCGTGATCGTGACCTGGCCGGGGTCGCTGTGGCCCTGCTTCCAGTCCACGCCAGCGACGCGGTCGAGGTTGGCGTGCGTGCCGTCGGCGTTGAAGACCTCGACGCGGCGTAGGATGCCGTTTTCACGGTAGATGTGTACGTAAGGGTCGATCATCTACTTGATGTCCTCCTTCTTCAGATTGAACTCGGACAGTAGCGCGGGCGTCAGACGGAACCACTCTCCCAGCACGTTGTTGTCGATGTGGCGCTTGTGGATGTTGGACTCCTTGCGCTTGGTCCCCTTGATCTTGCCGATCATCTTCAGCTTGCGGGGGTTACCTGCCTGGTAGTCGTTCAGCCGGGCTTCGGGCGGGCTCTTGGACGTCCAACCGACCTTGGCCGGGATGCCGGTGCGCAGCGTCCCGTCCTCGACGACGAGGTAGACCCACCCCATGGACTTCGGCTTGGCCCGAGCGTCCCTCAGAATGTCGAGGGCGACCTGCTGCGCGGGCGAGATCTTCTTGCGTCGAGCCTTGGGGTGCGCGGCCGTCTTGAGTCCGGGTGTTGCGGGGGATGCTGCCCTGCTGCCGTTAACGTAGTCGCAGTGGTCCTGGGCAGCCTGAAGCGCTGACGTGCGGGTAGTGCCCCTCCACACGAAACCGGCCCGAGTGCGGCCGCCATGTGCCTGGTAGTAGGTGCGGTCGCCGCCGTTCGGAGTAGACGTGTTGACGTAGTTGTAACCCGAGGCGCGCTTCGGGTTCCTGAGCTGTTCGGGGGTCAGCACTTACGACAGCACCCCGAACGAACCCAGCGCCTGCTCGACACGCATGCGCAGCGTCCCAAGGTCCGTGTCGTTGACGATCAGGTAGTCGACCAGGCCGCCGGGCAGCGGCTTCTCAGAGGAGTGAGCGTCAGAGGCTCCCTTCAAGGCCGGCCGAAAGACCTCGATGACCTTGCCGCCGAGATCCTTGACACGCTGGGCCTCGTTGGGGAAGCGGCAGTCCGTGACGAGAACGTGATCGGTGCCGTACTTACGGTGCACTGCTTCGCGCGCCCACTCGGACTCCGGGCGCTGCTGAGCTGGGAGCACCTGATCGACCCAGAAGTTCTCGCCGAACACGTCCCGACCGACCTCGGTGCCGAACCACTGAAGATACTCGCGGCCGGAGATCAGCTTGAGCACGAGGCTGTCGGGGTTCGTGACCTCCAGCGTGCCGTTCTCCTTGAACTGGTCCATGAGCGCAACCGCGCCCGCAGCGTCGAGGTTGTGGAAGCCGAGCGCGCGCGCTGCCGCTAGCTTCAGCTTGTCGGCGAAACCGACCAGCGTGCAGGTCTGGAACTGCTCGTCGAGCAGCTCGGCCGCGAAGGCAGCTGCGGTGTTCTTGCCGTGGCGCTTGAAGCCGTTGAAGGCGATGATCATGCGGACCTCCTATAGATCTTGTCGTAGACGTCTCGGTTCCATCGCGCGTCGGCCATCGCCGTATGCGCATCGCGCGGAAGCGGCACCCCTGCTGC